AACGACATTTTCTTGGATCAGTTATCTGATGTCTTTGATTGTGCATCTAATTACAACCAGCAAGGAATTGCAAACTTCATTGCTGGCGCAATTGATGATCAACAATTCTACAAGTGGCAATTGACAGCCTCTTTGGGTGAAGAAGTTACTCAACCGCAGCCTGATCCACTTAATGCTCAAGGCATTGATGAAGATGACGTTGCCGAAGCAGAGCCAATGATGATGATGTCTTCAGAGCGCAAAGCAATTGGTAAATCTGATTTACCTTTGGCAGATCGAGAAATGGCTTGGGATGCTTCAAAGGCAGAATCCGCAGTTCGCGCTTTCGCCGGTGGAGACAAAATTGACTTTGCTAAATATGCCAAAGCGTTCTTTTATGTTGACGAATCTGCACCAGATAAATTCGGCAGTTACAAATTGCAATTTGCTGATGTTGTCAATGGCGAATTGAAAGCCGTTCCTCGTGGAATTTTTGCAGTTGCCGGAGTCCTTTCGGGCGCTCGTGGCGGCGTAGACATTCCTGAAGCTGATAAGTCTGAAATTGAAAGCAAAGTTTCCGCTTATTACGACCGCATGGCAAATGAATTTGATGATGCAGAAATGGTTGCCCCATTCGAACGAGCTGCATCGGCTCGAGTAGGCGAAGGCTCATTTGTATCTTGGGATTCTTCAGGCGGTCGCTCGCGAGGAAAAGTTCTCAAGGTAATAACTAAAGGCCCAGCTAGTTCTAGCGAAGGTTACAGCCTTGAAGCAACTTCTGAATTTCCAGTTTTTCAAATTCGTATCTATGAAGCAAAAGGCAATGGCTACGTTCCAACCGATTTAATCGTGGTTCACAGGGCTGACACTTTAACAATAATCACTCCCCTACCTGCTCCACGATCCGAGGAAATTGACATGGAACTTCGCAAGTCAAGAATGGCTTCAGCTGAACGATTTGAAATGTCCACCGAAATCCGCGCTATGGATTCCGGAACTGGCGAATTGAGAATTGGTGGCTACGCCGCGCAATTTAACAAAGAAGCAACCGGACTTTCCTTCCGCGAAGTAATTGCTCCAGGAGCATTCAAGCGAACTTTGCAATCGGGCGAGCCTGTCTACTTACTCGTAAACCATGACACCAACGGAATTCCATTGGCTTCAACATCAGGCGGAACTCTTAATCTTTCCGAAGATGAAGTTGGCTTACGAATGGAAGCCGATCTTGATCCTGCAAACCCTAAAGCGCAAGAACTATTCAGCGCGATAAGTCGCGGAGACATTGCAAAGATGTCGTTCGCCTTTACTGTAGCGCTTGATGGTTCTACTCGTGAAGAAGGTTTGCGAACACTTTCTGATGTCAACTTGTTTGAAGTGTCAGCTGTCACATGGCCGGCATACAACGACACAGCGCTTGGACTTCGCACTCTAGAAGATAACGAAGCCGAGGCATTAGAACTTCGCAAGCGACTTCTTGAACTCAAGCAAAAGTTCAATAAGTAACTCACAAATTTCCCTCGGCGCAACTCTGCCTCGACGGATGCAAGAAAACAAATCAAACCCTTTTAGGAGATAACTATGTCCATGCTGGACAACTTACGCGAGGCTCGCAGCACCGCTGTCGCTGACGCTGAAGCGTTATTGGCTGGAGACGCATCCGCTGAATCATTAAATGCAGTAGAAGCTCGTCAGGCAGAGATCGCTGATCTCGACGCAAAAATTACATCTGCTGAAGCAGTCGAAGTTCGTGTTGCTGAAGTGAAAGAAGCTCGTGCAGCTGAAGGAATCAAGGCTTTCGGTTCTGCAGTAATCGGCCGCGAGGAAATGACATACGACAAGCGTGGAGAACACTCCTTCGTTCGCGACATGATCAATTCACAGCTTCGCAACGATGCTTCTTCATGGGAACGTCTACATCGTCACCAAGCAGAAGCAGCAGTTGAATTCCGCGATATCAATCGCACCGACGCATCTGGTGGAGATTTCGTTCCACCTCTCTACCTAATCAACGAATACGCAGAATTTGCTCGTGCAAAGCGCGTAACCGCTAACCTAACCACCAACATGGCCCTGCCTGCTGGAACAGATAGCATCAACATCCCACAGATCACCACAGGTTCACGCACCGGCTTCCAGTCAGCTGACAACAGCTCGACCTACGCTCCGACATCACCTCGCGATCTAGTCACAAGCACTGTGACTGGTCGCGTTGAAACCATCTCAGGCTTTGAGAATGTTTCTATTCAGCTTGTTGAACAGTCACCAATTGCTGGCGGCCTTGACAAGTTGATCTTCGGCGATCTAATGGCTGACTATGCATTGCAGTTGAACACTGCCGTTGCTGGTGCAGGTGCTGGAACTGCAGGATCACTTAAGGGATTCGTAACACTTGGAACAGATAACAGCAACGGTATTCCGACCACTTGGACCGAAACAACTCCAACAGGCGTTGGCGCTGCAAAGGCAATCCTTCAGGCTGTGTCACAGGTTGTCACCAACCGTTTCCAGCCAGCAGAAGCGATCGTCATGCATCCATCGACCTGGTACTGGTTATCCAGTCAAGTTGATGGAAGCAACCGTCCATTGGTTGTTCCAACTGCCAATGGCCCATTCAATGCAAATGGTGTTGTAACAAACCCAGGCGCAGATTCCATGAATGTCGGAACAATTGCTGGTCTTCCTGTTTACATCGATGCAACTATCACCAAGGCATACGGCGCTGGCACAAACCAGTCTCCAATTCTTGTTGGCAAGTTCAGCGATTCCTACCTGTTCGAAAGTGGCATGAAGACTCGCGTACTTCCAGACGTACTGTCAGCAAACTTAACTGTTCGCTTCCAGGTCTACGGATACGCAGCACTTCTACACCGCTTCAACAAGTCTGTTTCGGCTATCACCGGAACTGGCGCAATCGCTCCATCAGGCTTCTAGTCTGAAGTTGTTTGCAGGGACCTAGGCTCCTCGAGGGTTTAGGTCCCTGCACTCAACAACACAAACAAGATTCAGGGGAATCAACATGGCAAGAATGAAGACTGCTTTATTAGAAGCTGCAATTGCAATTCGCATCGTTATTGATGCCGGCGGAACTGTTGAACAGATCCTTGATCTAGTCGATTACATCGATGACTTCACAACACAAGATCGAGAAACTCGATGAAATTAAAAGACAGAGTTTGCATTGCGTATCCGCACTCGGGAAATATAAGCGCTGAACTTAATCTTGATCTGATCAACATTGCAAGATATCGAACTGACAAATTTGATTCGATTGTTGCAGTAGCAAATGTCAGTCTTCTTGTTAGAACTCGCAATGTCATTGTCAAACAATTTCTTGAAACAACAGATGCAGCGTGGCTGCTCATGATTGATTCAGATCAACAACTTCCGCTTGAAACTTTTGACAAACTTTGCGCTGCAGTTCACGACAAAAATCGACCTGTTGTTGCTGGATTAGTCTTTGCAGCCTTCTGGACTGACCAGCAAGAATTAGTTCCCGTCCCTGTTATCTATCGCTGGGACGATGAAGAAGGCATCACGCCGATGCACGATTATCCAACAGATGAACTGATTCAAATCGATGCAGCCGGAACTGGTTGCTTGATGATTCATCGAAGCGTATTTGAAAAGATGCGCAAGAACGCAACAGAGAATCAAGGTCAAGACTGGTGCTTCTTTATGGATGGCCCGATAAATGGCCGATGGTACGGCGAGGATCTATTGTTCTCGCGCAAAGTAAAGGCGTTAGGTTTTCCAATCCATGCCCATACGGGAGCAATACTTCCGCATAAAAAAGATTTTTGGCTTGATGATCGCCACCACACTGGCTGGCTTCAAGCCCACACAAACTAAAGCAAGCGCGGATTGTTCCCCTGGCAATCCGCGCTTGTGTCAAAACTTAAAGGAGTGAGCATGGCTTCCAACTTCCCAAGTGGACTGGACTCATTCACTAACCCGTCAGCTAGTGACTTACTTGATTCGGTTGTGGTACCTCACGCCACGCAACACGCGAACATCAACAACGCTGTTGTTGCAATCGAGTCAACACTAGGCACAAACCCACAGGGATCAGCCGCAACAGTCAAGGCTCGTCTTGATGCCGTTGACACAAGGATCTCAACTATCTCGTTGACCCCTGGGCCTAAAGGCGACACTGGCGCAACTGGCAACGGAATTTCCAGCATTGTTAGAACTTCTGGCACTGGCGCTCCAGGTACAACCGACACTTTCACGATCACTTATACAAGTGGATCGACAACAACTTTCACCGTCTACAACGGAGCCAATGGCGCTGCCGGCGCGACGGGAGCGACGGGAGCGACGGGAGCGACTGGTTCAACTGGCGCTGCCGGCGCGACGGGAGCGACTGGTTCAACTGGCGCGACGGGAGCTGCTGGAACTAACGGCACAAACGGAACCAATGGCGCAGCAGCCACGATTGCAGTTGGAACAGTTACAACGGGCGCGGCTGGATCTTCGGCAACTGTAACCAATGCCGGAACTTCTTCAGCTGCAACTTTTAACTTTTCAATTCCAACTGGCGCAACGGGAGCAACTGGAGCAACTGGAGCAACTGGAGCAACTGGAGCTGCTGGAACCAACGGCACGAACGGCACTAACGGCACTAACGGTCAAGGCGTTCCTACGGGCGGAACAACTGGCCAGGTACTTGCCAAGATTGACGGCACTAACTACAACACTCAATGGGTCGCGCAATCAGGTGGCGTTTCTTCCATTGGTGGTTCAACTGGTGCGCTTACTGCAACAGGTACAGGAAACATTGTTCGCGCTAATAATTCAACCTTAACTTCAACAGCAACAACAACTCCTGCTTTAACAGTTCAAGCGGCTTCAGGTCAAACAGCACCCAACACTATTTTCAACGTGACCGATTCTGCTGGAAACATATATAGCAGTTTCTATCCGGGCGGCTTTTTAGTTAATGCTTCAGATTTTTCAAGCGCAGTTACTCTCGATGGCAGTGGATTAACTCTGTCGAATGGTTTGCCTATAAATGTGGGCGGCGTTACTCTTGATGCCTTTGGGCGTTTAAATTACGCCGCAACCAGCACTTTGAGTCTTGGCTCTAACATCACAGCAGGTGGCGGAGTTCAAGTTGGAACATCTGTTAGTGCGACTAACTTGCTTGGTTCAACAATTCATCAAGGCAACACTTATGGTTATCAATCAACACCTGCAGCAGTTAACGCTTCGGGACTTATGACTGCGGCTAACTTGTTGACTGGAATCATTACATCAACAACGGCAGCAGCAGTTTCAGCACAGTTGCCAACTGGCGCAAATTTTGAAACAGGTATTGCTAATTCATTAGGCGCTCCGCCAACAAATACTTCGTGGGATTTTAGTGTTATCAATACTGGCGCAACTAACGCTTTAACAATTACCGCCAATACAAACTGGACATTAGTTGGTTCCATGGTGGTTGCTGTTTCAACATCAGCACGTTTTCGCGCTCGCAAAACAGCAACTAACACTTTTACTCTTTATCGAGTCTAATAACTAGGAGCAAATAATGGCAGGTATTAATCCACGCCAGCCACTATCGCCAGCAGTTGCAATTCGTCAGTTGCTAACTTCAACAATCAAAACTCGTCAATCACTAACGCCGCCAAGCATAGGTGTTACCTATAACGAACACTTTTCTTATCAACTAAACATTGCCTACGATTTTGGATCAATAGTTCCAGGCGTTGCAATACCGCGAGCTACAACTCCAGCCAATGTCACGCCGAGAGTTTTAGCTAGTGCATCCATGAAACGGAGATAACCAATGGCAGTCTATGATTTGGGCGATGTTGTCGCGCTAGGTATTACAGTTACCAACGCCGCCGGAACTGCTCAAAATGCTTCCGCAGTTGTTCTAACTGTTACCCTGCCAGACGGCACTAGCGCCACGCCAAGCGTTACAAATAGCGGCGCAGGTCTGTATGACGCTTCGTATTCTCCAACGCTCCAAGGCCGTCACCTGGTTCGCTGGGTGGCAACGGGAACCAACGCCAGCGCTTACACCGACGAGTTCTCAATTCGCGACTTAACTGCCCTGCCGGTCGTTGCTTATGACGACGTATTGGCTCACCTAAACATTCCAGCCGCGTCAACTGACGCCGAAGAAGTTCGCCGATTTATTGATGCAGCTCAAGACTTGGCCGAGAACTATGTTGGCGCTGTCTTAGGTCGTCGCACTTATGTCGAATATTACGACGGCAACACAGATTCAATTCGTTTGAACAATCCACGCGCAATCTCAATCAGCGAAGTAATTGAAAGCGGAACGACACTTGGAAGCGCTGACTACAAGCTCGATTCAACTGGTCAACGACTTCATCGTTTAACTGCCGCCAGTCTTACTCAATCAACTTCGGTTGCTTATGGTTATTGGGCAACTGGAGTCAACGCTGTGAAAGTTACTTATACAGCGGGCTACGCAGTAACGCCGCCAGCAATTCAACAGGGTGTCCTTGAAATCATTCGCCACTTATGGCAAACCCAGCGCGGTGCAGTTAGCGTCATGTCTCGTACTGGTTCAGGAACAGGCGATGACTTCTATCCTGCAAGCACCTATTCTTTGCCACGCCGGGCGATGGAACTTCTTGATCCAGCATCTTTGCCAGGTCTTGCATAATGGCTGTGACTTCTGCATTTCCACAAGTTATTAATTCAATCATCTCTCAACTAGGTGCAGCTTCAAGTCTGTCAGGGATTCGCATTTTTGACGGCATTGAAATTGATTGGTCGTATCCAAAAGACTTTATTGCTATTGGTCACGATGGAACTGATGACGGTCAAGTTGTTGCTTCACAAACAAATCAAACGTATCAACAACTTGGCAATCTCAAAGAATTTGAAGATGGAACCATTGACTGTTTCTTGAGTTGTATGGATGGCACTACGAACCTCACAGCACTACGCACACGAGCCGCGAGTCTTATCTCGTCAGTGGATACTGCTTTGAGAGCTGATGCTTCTTTGGGCGGCTCATGTCTCTACAGCATACTTGCAAATACCTCAATGAGTTATGTTCAGTCTGCTAATGGTGCAGCTGTAAATATCAACTTTTCAATTTCATATCGCGCTAGAACCTAGGAGAACAAAATGGCAAAGATCAAGAACGTATCGTCACTGGGCGATCTAAACATTCCAGCACTTGGACTCGATGTTCTCGCTGGCGAAACAATAGATGTTCCAGATAATGTAGCAGCTTCATTGCTCGAACAATCTGTGAACTGGATTTCAGGGGAAAGCAATTCAACAAAATCAACCCCCGACGCTGCACCAGCAGCCGACTAAACAGGAGTAACAAATATGGCAATCGGTGCAGGCATTGGCGCCCAACTGGGCTTGGCTACGGAAACCACTTTCAACACTAGCGTGACAGTAACTCGTTTCTATGAATTCAACAGCGAGAATCTTGCGTACAGCAAAAAGACCGTCGTTGGTATGGGGCTTCGTGCAGGTGGCTTGTTACCACGTTCGCAACGTCGCGTCGTGACAACATCAGAAGTTCAAGGCGACTTCGAAATGGATCTACCAACTCGAGGACTTGGACTATTACTTTCTTACGCGACTGGATCAGTTCCAACTCCAGCGCTTGTTTCAACAGGCGTTTACTCACAGACATTCACTTTGTCTGATGTTTATGGCAAATCGTTTACAGCTCAAGTTGGCGTTCCTCAGTATGGTGGAACTGTTACACCTAAGACAATTTCAGGTGCAAAGATCAACAGCTTTGAATTATTAGTTGCCAATGGTGAACTCGTCAAAGGTAAGTTCAATGTCAACGGCGCAAGCATTACAACTTCAACATCGCTTGCAACTGCTTCTTATCCATTGAACGGCTCAATCTTTCATTTCGCACAAGGCGCGATCACAATTGATGCTTCGCCAGTTGCAAACATCAAAGACTTCAGCATTACTGTTGACAACGCTTTGAAGACTGATCGCTACAACTTAGGCGCATCGGGTATCAAGGCAGAACAAACGATCAACGGCTTTCGCAAAGTATCTGGCAAAATCACAGCTGAATTTACTGACACAGTTCTTCTTGCCAAATTCCTTGCTGACACTTCAGCTGCAATTGCTGTGACTTTCACTGGCGGAACTATTGCTTCGACTTACAAAGATACATTGTCGATCACGCTTCCTGCTTGCAAGTTTAATGCTGATACACCAAATGTTGCTGGTCCTGGCGTTGTCGATCTGAGCATGGAGTTTGATGTTTATGATGATGGCACGAACCAACCGATGACAATCGTTTATCAAACATCTGAATCCGCACTATAACAACAAAAGAAAGCAGGGGAAACCATGTCAGAAAGAATCGAACTTCCGGATGGCGCTTGGGCAAATCTACGCAAGCCAAGCGCTGTTCCGGAACGGTTGCGTCGTCCAGTTACGAAAGCAATGTTTGTTGTTGCTTCTGGAACTGCAGGCAAAGCGCTTATGGATGTTGATCAAGATTTATCGAATGAAGCTAAAGCAGCGCAAGTTGCTCAAAGTCTGAATCCTGACACGCTTGATCTGTATTCCAACCTCAATGACTTGCTCATTGTTGCTCGCGTAAGTGAATGGTCTTATGACTTGCCAATTACTTTGGATGGCGTTTTAGATTTACCTTCTAACGCATACGAAGTTTTGCAAGAAGTAACCGCGCAAGACATTCTTGAAATGATGCCGAACTTCACAGCATCGGCGGATAACGATTCCCCCACGCGGCCCTTGAGCGTTTAAGTCGAGCGCTTCAAGGGGGAACAGTTCGTGGCTCATTACCGGAACAGTTGCGAACATATCGTCTTTGTAAACTTATGTCTTGCACGCCGTCGCAGCTTGAAGACGAATCCGCAGCAACTCTGGATTGGCTTCTTGCAATAGATGACACATACAACCGCACTCGTTCAAGAATGATTGATGAGGAACTTTAATGGCTGGTGGCAATATTGCAATCGAAGCAATCATGCATGGTGTCAAAGAATTTAATATTGCAACTGATCAAATTCAAAAAAATGTGAATAAAGCTACAGCTACGGGAATACGAAAAAATCAATCGATGTTGAAGTATGCTTTGAAAAAAACTTTGTCCGGTTCGCCACGATCTAATCAACGCGGCAAAAGCAAAGTTTATTCTGAGTCTGTCAAAATTGAGGGCGCTTCAAAATCATCTTCTCGTTCTGGTGCTCCTGGAATGTTTTCTGGACTTATGCGATCTGGAGTCAAATTTACGAGAGCTAGAACTTCTCCAGATGGAAATGATTCAGTAGGTGCAGTATTCATGAAAGGTGGGCGAGGAATATACTCGCCAAATAATTTTAAGAATCATATTTATGAAGCTAAGTTTCCTTATTTTGCTCCAACAGTCGAAGCGACAATCCCGCGCATGGGTGAAGCATTTGATAAGGGTTGGGCAAAAGCAATCAGCAAAATGGAAGGAGGTCTTTAATGGGAGCGTTACCTCCAGTATTCGTTGAGCTGAGAGCCAACATTGGCGAATTCACAGCAAAGATGGGCGAAGCAAAAACTGAAATTGCAACGCTTGAAAAAGAAAGCGCTTCAAGTTTTTCTAAGTTTAAGGCAGTTGGAAAGATAGCTTTCGAAGCAGTAGGTGTTGCCGCTGTTGCTGTTGGCGTTATGGCTGTCGAAATGGCTGACAAGTTCGAAGCATCACACGCGAAACTTGAAACTGCTTTGAAAAATGCAGGATCTTCGTATGAAGAATACAAAGGTCAGATTGAAGCAACTTCAAAGTCTCAAGAAAAGTATGGTTACAACAGCGCACAAACTGAAGCGGCACTTGCGACTTTAACGACTTCGTTACAAGATCCAAAAAAAGCGTTGAACGATTTATCAATTGCCACCGATCTTGCAAAATTCAAAGGCGTTGATTTGCAAGAAGCATCAATTGCAGTTGCGAAAGCACAAGAAGGCAACATGAAGCCTTTGAAGGCGCTTGGCATTGATCTTCCAATTGTTGCTTCAAGCGCTGCTAAGTTAGCAACTGCAAATGACAAACTGACTGCAGCTCAAGAAGCGCTTCAAGCTGTTCAAGCTGATCCATCTTCATCACACGCGAAACTTGTTCAAGCACAAAATAAGGTCGCCGATGCTCAAAAGAAAGTCAACGATCTTTCAAGCGCTGGCACAGAAATCATCAAAAGTTTGTCAGACAGAGTTGGCGGTCAAGCGTCAGCTGCTTCAGAAACTCTCGGTGGAAAGATTCAATCTCTCAAAGCCGGCATGGAAGATTTGTTAATCAAAATTGGTTTACATCTGACACCAATACTTTTGAAAATGATTGACGGACTGCAACAAGCAGGCTCATGGATGTCCAAACACAAAGACGTTGTTCTATTAGTTGCTGCGGCTATTGCTGGGCCTTTAGTAGCTGCAATGATCGCTTGGGCAGTTTCGATGATTCCAGTTGTTGCAGCAATGGCACTAGCTGCCGCAACAGCAATAATCGCTGCAGCACCATTTATTGCAATTGGCATTGCCGTCATGGGTGTAATTCTTGCTTTGAAATATGTTCACGATCATATGGGCGAAATCATGGACAAGATCAAAGCTAAGTTTCAAGAATTCAAAGATTCAGTTGCTGCAATATTTGACAACATCAAAGACAAGTTTTCAAGCATCTGGTCAGGCATGGGCGATGCAGTTAAGAAAGCCTTTAGCGTTGTCGGCGATATAGTCAAAGGCTTCTTCAACATATACATTGGTTTCTTCAATCATGTTATTGATCAGCTAGACAAGATTCAAGTCAAACTTCCATCAGCTTTAGGCGGCGGCTCGTTTGGTGTAAATATCAATCACATTCCACTTCTTGCGCAAGGTGGAATTGTTAACTCGCCAACAATCGCAATGATTGGTGAGGCTGGTCCTGAAGCAGTTGTTCCACTTTCAAAAATGGGTGGAATGGGTTCTGGTTTAGTTGTCAACATCACAGTTCAAGGATCAGTTGTTCAAGAACACGATCTTGCAATTACAGTGCGAGACAACATTGCTCAAATGATGCGCCGTCGAGGTTTGAATCCAAACATTTTAGGGGTCTAGTTCATGGCAATTTATGATGGCACAAACGCTCCGACAATCAAAGTCTATGTTGACGGTGGCAACCTTGCCGCCAACTTTTTCGTGCTTGGCGTGTCAACGCTTTCAAGTCGAACAGCAACAGTCACAGCTGCAACAGGTAACGGCACAACTGTCACCTATACATCAACAAACACTTTCACCGCCGGTCAGACTGTCACCATAACTGGACTTGGAACTGCCTCGGGTTCGAGCTTGAACTTGTCCGCCGTCATTATTGCAACATGTTCATCGAGTCAATTCACAGT